CAGCTCGGCGTCCGTGATGTGGGGGGGCTCCATCTTGCCGCTGTCGGTGTCCTCCACGGGGTCGGTCATGCCGAACACGCGGAACCCGATGGAAAAGCTGTTCAGGGTGCCGTCCTCGTAAAGGCCGAACACCTCATCGGCCAGGTCGGACTTGCCGGCAGCACGGAATTGCAGCACGGCCTCGATGCGGTCTTTGTGGAACTCCACGCCCGTGATCTTGCCCACGGGTGGGTTCATCGGGTTGTGCATCCACAGCAGCACGGGGTTCTTCAGAAAGGAGTCGATGCGCTTCTCGAAAGCTGCCGGCTCCACGATTTCCCCGTCCCGGTCCACCTGGTTGGTGGTGATGATTGCCCGCAGGGTGCGCTTCTCGGCGTCCAAGGAATCGGGGGCAGCCTTCAGAATTGGGCACCATCTTTTTTCTTTCAGCATTGGATTCTCCTTTGGGCGCTTGCCGCCTCCAGCTCTCTCTTGCAATGGTCCACCCAGAAGGCCAGGTCCACCTCGTCCTCGGGCACCATTGCACAACGGCACTCGATGGCAGCCCATCCTGGTGCCTCGGGATCTCCCGGGAACATCAGATCAGCCGTGCCACGCTCGGCGTCCACCAGGTGGAACCGTTCCGTGGTCAGGATTGGCTTGGCGCTTGTTTCGTCGTCGATGGCACGGTGGGACACCCGCACGCGTTGGCCGTCCCTAGTGGACAGCCAGGACTTCCTTGGCGTGCCGGCAGCCTGGAAAGCCTCCTGGGCCCCCAGGTTCCACGCGCCGATGGTTTCGGTGCGGGCCACCTTCTCGGCCCGCCGCTTGTTGAAGGCCGGCAGGTTCTCCAGCCGCAGCACCAGCTCGTTCACCCCTTCCCCCAAGGCCATGCCGCCGGTTAGGGATTTCTCCACGCTGGCCAGCGTTTCCGTGGTCAGGCTTTCCAGGTGCACCAGGAAGAACCGTTCCAGATACCCCAGCACCCTGGGGTTGGACAGGTTGAAGGCGTCCAGCAGGTGGATGATCTCGGGCAGCCTTTCGGGCCCGTCCGCCTTGCGCCGATACACGCCCGAGTCCTTGCCGTCCTTCTGCATGCCCAGCCTGGACAGGTTCAGGTCCGCGCTGTCCTGGATGGTCGCAAGGATGTGGGGGGCCAGGGCCTTCATGGCTTCCCGGGCCTCCATTTCCTTGTTGCCCATCAGCATATTGATGTCCGGGGCAGCTCCCAGCACCCGCAGCTTCTCCACAAACCGCAGGCCCTGGTCGTGCAGATACTTCTCCACCTCCCTTTGCAGCTTGGTCTCGGCTCGCTCCAGTTGCAGGTCGTGGGCCGCCCTCATCGTGGAGCGGTCACGCTCGCGCCCCTTCTGGGCCTCCAGGATGGCCGCCTTGGGCTCCTCCTCGGTGTCCTCGTCTGGTGCGCTGTCCTCGTCGTCCTCGTCTGGCGGGGGCGCAGGGGGCGCCACAGGCTCGGCCTTGGGCGTGGTCACGTCGTCGATGTCCACCGGGGTCAGGTTCAGGGGCAGCAGCAGCTTGTCCCCGTCCGGGATGGCCTGCTTGCCCAGCTCCTTGCGGCCCTCGTTCAGGGTCAGGATGCCGCCCTGCACCAGCTTGGACACGTTGTCCACGCGGGTGGTCTGGCTGTCCACCAGGGCGTCGATCTGGGCCATGTCGGCCCGCAGCTCCAGGTCCTCGTCGATCTCGGGATGCACCAGGCTCTCGTTCAAGGCGCCCAGGATCTTCATCAGCCAAGGCTTGCCCACGTAGTCCCAGAAGGCCCGCAGCTGTTCGCGGGCGTTGGCGTAGTTGGCCGAATCGAAGTTGCCGATAACCAGCGGGGGCACGCCCACGATGCCGGCCACCACCTCCCTGGAGAACTTCCGCATGTTCAGGAAGTCCATGTCTTTGTTGGTCTGGCTGTCCCTTTCGTAGTTGATGCCGTGGGGCAGCACCATGGTCTTGCCCGCGTTGTGGGGGCCATCCTGTGCCATGCGCATGGACTGCCGCAGCCGCTCCAGCTCCTCGGGCCCCAGGTCCCCCTCGGTGGGCATGATGATGCCACCAGGCCGGGCGCCCTGCTTCAGCAGGGCCCGGTTGTATCGCGCCGCGTTCTTGTCCCCCTGGATGTCGTCCCAGATGGACGGCACGGCAGACATCCCGCGCAGGCTGTTCCCGGGATTGTAGACCCTGATGGGCACCACGTCCTCGGCCTTCAGGACCACGGCCCTGCCGTCCGCCACCCTGAAGCGGTACCCCAGGATGCGCCTGGTGCCGGATCCGTCCGGGATGGGCTCCACGTTCTCGGGGTTCCAGGTCCACAGCTCGGTGACCTCCCCGAGCCTGTTGCGGACCTTCTCCAGGTAGGACTCCCCGGCGGTGCCCAGGTGCACCATGTTGGCCTCGATAAAGTCCTGGTAGGTTTCCTCGGGATTGATGCGCCGCACCAGCTTCAGCAGGTCCTTGGCCTTCCTGCTCTTGGCCTCCTCCCCGCTGCTGGTCTTGACCACGCGCACGCCGATGGACGAAATGGCAAAGGCCAGGCGGTAAACAGACGCATACAACCAGGCGCTGCTGTGCAGCGTGTTCTGGATGGTCTGGATGTCGAAAGAAGGGGTCACAGGGAACCCGAGCATGTCCTGGGCGGTCATACCTGCCACCCTGGACCGCTTCTCCCTGCTCCTGTCGCGCCGGCTGTCGCCTCGGCGTCCACCTCGGTTTTTCTTCCCCATAGGCCACTTGCTCAGGCGCCGGCAGCCGCCACTCCCGCTAGATAGTTTGTACCTCCAGCTTGCCACGTGTTGGTGCCATAGTGTGCAGGAAATATCGCACCGCGTCCACCGCGTGGTCGTCCTGGGTCTCTTTTGGCTTGCCGTGCGCGCCCCACTGGTAGGTTTCCAGCTCCTGGATCAGGCGGGGGCACTTGGGGCTGATGAACAGCCTGGGCTTGCCGTTGCCGAGAATCCGCAGGTGCTCCTCCACGGTCCTGATGCCTGGCAGGATGTCCTTCTTGGCCCTCCTGGTGCGCACTCCCCGCTTGGCCAGGTCCGCCCGCTCGGCAGCGTCCCAGTCCGCGATGCTGGGCATGCTGATGTTCTCCCGGCGTGGGTTCCCCACCAGGACGGTGTGCTGGTTCTGGTCCTGGGCGGTGTCCCAGCCTTCCGCCCTGGCAATGAAATCCACCACGTCATCGGTCAGCTGCAAGGACTTGTAGAACTCCCGATAGACGTAGAAGGACTCCCCCTCCTTGGCAATCCACAGGACCACGTACGGGTCCTTGTATCCAAAGTCGAAAGCTCGGCCCCGGCTCCAGCCCGGGCTCGGCCAGCTCGGGTCCCAGCTGTGCACGTGCACGCCACGGTCGAACCCCTTGAACACGCGCCCATGCTTTGGCGTGGGGCGCCCGCGCACCTGCTCCTCGAAATCCTCGTCGGACATCCTGTCCGGGCTGGTCCAGAAGGCCAGTTCCTTTAGGTCCATCGTGGGGTTCATCCGGCTGTCGGCATTGATGGAAAAGGTGCCCTCATCACCGCGCAGGCCGGCCAGATAAAGGTCATTGAACCACCCGGTGCCGTCCGGGCTCGATGGGAACAGGGCAATGCCCTGCCTGGTGGTCAGCCGCATTTGCAGGTAACGGGACCAGACCACTTCCGGGATCTGGCTGGCCTCCACCAGCATCACCAGGTCCAGCTCCTCGGACAGCAGGGACCGCTTCCGCTCGGCGCTTTTGACCTTCACGAAGGACTCCCCGGCGTCCCCCCAGTCCAGCCGCAGCTCCATGTCCCCGTTCTTGGGGCTGTTTGCGATGCGCCCTCCCTTCAGCATCGGGGCCCACTGCTGGCGGATCTCGTCCGTTTCCACGGCCTCCAGGATGTACTCGAATTCCTTGCGCCCTTGCTCATATTCGGGGGCCACGATCCAGCATCGTTTGTTCGGGGACAGGACCAGGGGCAGGGTCTCCCTGCCGCCCCACAGGGACTTGCCGGCACGTGCCCCACCCGAGAACACCCGGATTTTGGCAAGGCTGGCGTGGGCCATACAGGCCGGCTCTGAAGGTCGATACCCCAGCTGCTCGAAAAGCTGGGCCTTGTCCACGATGATGTTGCGCCCAAGGGGCTCGGGGTACCAAAGCGGGCGGGCCTCCCCGTCCGGCGCCTCGTAGTACCGCTCCAGGTAGTTCTTCAGCAGCACCTGGCCCGCGTTCCACCGCTTGCGGTGGTCATCGAAATAGGCCATCAGGGCAGGCGGGTGCCTGCTCTCGTCCAGGAGTAGTCCAGGCGCTCGGGGCATCAGGCTGCCCGGTCGATCTTGCCAGACAGGTCCGCGATGGCCCTGGCAAGGTCCTCGATGGGCTTCTCCAGGTCCCACTTCCAAGCCTGGCGCCCCTGGTCGTTCGGGGCGTGCCACCTGTGCAGGTCGGACATCTGGCTGGCCATTTTGGTCATCATGCGGGCCTGGCTGTCTGCCGTGTGGGCCAGCTGCCCGAGGATCTGCAACACCTCAGCGTCCCGCGCTGACCGCTTGCTGTCCTTGCCAGGGGCCTTCCCCGTGGCCTCCAGCACCATCCGCAGCACCATGATGATGAATATGCCAGAAGCCCCCAGTGCAGTCAGATCCATGCCCCACTCCCCTCGTTTGAAAAGAAAGGGCCCCCAGGCCAGACGGTCAGCCGGTGGGGGCCCCTTTGTTTACCTGCCGCCGCGCACTGCAACAGGTGGGGCATGGACCAGCCTTGGCTGACCCCACCAGCTGCAAGCGGTCCGCTGTGCGTAGCTTTTGCAGCTCCTTGGGCGCCACGTAGCCGTGGCCGTCAAGCCGGGCATACACCCGGCCCGCCCCGGCGCAAGTTGTGCAGGTCACTCGGTCCATGGTGGCAGCATACTAAAGAAAGACCCCCGTGGACAATCCAAGGGGGCCTTTCACCATGGAAGGGGGGGGAGAATCCTGGACCGCCCGGCCCGGGCCCCCCCGGTTGTTCCTACCAGCCTTTGCTGGCGCACTCGGGGCCGATGCCCCGGGCGATGCTTTCGGGCGTGGTCAGCTTGCGGTTGCAGCGCAGGCAGCTCCTGGCCTCCTGGATCTCGATGGACCCCTGCATGCGCCCGGTCATGGCAGACCAGAAGCAGCGGGCCAGCGCATCGAACTGGGTGCCCTTCAGGCGGGCCCAGACACGCACGCCCCTGTCGTCAATGAACCCGAACCCCTGATAGTCGGACTCATTGGACGGGCCGGCCAGCAGCTCGATGACCCGCGCCCGGTCCTTGCCGGTGCCGTCGCACTTGTTGCAGGTGCGGCCAGCGGTCTCGCCCTTGCCGTTGCAGAAGCGGCATTCCTTGTTCCAGGTGCGCACGCGGAAGGTGCGATAGCCGCCGCTCACGGGGTTGGTCAGGGTAAAGGTGCCATTGGGGACGATGGTGGCGGGGGTGGTGTCGGTTGCGTTCATGTTCTTGTCCTTGTTGGTGTCCATGTGGATACCTTACGCGCCCGGTCCGCTTTATTCCACCCCCGTCCACTTCTTTCTACTATTTCTTTTTCAGCCGCTCCAGGGCATCCGTGCACCGCTTGCAGTAGGGCACGCCGTGGGATGGTGCCTTCTCCCACAGCAGCACGTTGTCCGGGTTGTCCTCGGGGATCTTGGTGCCGCAGAGTCCTTGCCCAGGCCGGCCCCCGTAGCCGCCCACCGTGGGGGCGCACAGGTGAAAGCGGGCCTTGTATCCGCCAGGGTTTGCCATCATGGCGTCGATGGTGTCCAGCCACTTGGGCTGCGCCGTCACCAGCACCCAGGCCACCCACCTGAAGGTGGGCCCGTTCTTCAGGGTGATGTTCACCGCGTGGCCTCCTTTGCGGCCTTGCGGGCCGCCTTGTTTGCCTTGCGCTTGCCACTGGGGCGCAGGTGCTTGGCCCACCCGTCCCCGGCCAGGGCCTTGCGGCCCACCTTCTTGTCCGTGCTCACTTGGTCCTCCTGGCCTTCCTGGCCTTCAGCTCGGTGTGATAAATGCTCGCCTCGTCCATGTAGTAGCTGGCGTCCTTGCCGATCATATCCGCGCTGCCCATCACCTTGGCGGTGTCCAGGCAGTCCGCCATGGCGCCCTCCAGCTGGCTGTCGTTCATCCGCTTGGCGATGGCTTTCTTGCTGTTCCAGTCGATATTCTGCATGGCGTTGTCCTTGTTGGTTGTTGGCTGACAAGGACACCATACGGGGCAGCCGGTGGATATTCCACCACCGTCCACCCTTTTCCGCTTTTCTTTTCTAGCGGTTCAGGAAGTCCCTGCCCAGGATGTCCCCGAGGGGATCGAACCCGCGCCGCCGGCGTGGCTTCCTGGGGACCTTGCTGCCGGCCAGCTTGGCCGTCTGCTGGGGGGTCATCAGCTCGGTGTCCAGGACCACCTGGCCGCCACCGCACTGCCGGTGCGTGTAGGCTGCGCCCTTCAGCACCTTGACGGCCTGCACGGGGCCCAGCTCCATCTTGGTGCCGCAGCGCACGCACTTGCAGGGGTAGCGTCCACGGGTCCGCGTGGGGGCCGTGGTCATCTCATGGCAGCGTTCCCCGGTGCACCCGATGCGGTGGGCCATCTGCTTCCAGTTGGGGCCGTGGTGGTCACCTGGTGCCAGCAGGTGGGCAATCTCGTGCAGCACCGTGTTCCGAAAGTCCTTCTGGTTCTCGGGGCGCTTGAAGATGTCGCTGGACAGCTCGATGGTCCCGGACTTGGGACCGTTGCCGACAAAGGCCCGCCCGGCAGCCTTGCGCAGGCGGTTGTTCCAGCGGATGCGCGCCATGCGCATCTGGGTGGACTGCTGGTCCTGGGGGATTGCTGCCTGGACTTCCCGCAGGATGGCCTCGGCTTCCTTCATCAGCTCGTCGTGTGTTTTGGCCATCGTGGCCTCCATGGTTGTGGCCGGCATCATTGCCGACATGGAGACCATACGCAGACCGCCGTGGATATTCCACAACGGTCCACCTTTTTCTACTTCCAGACGGCTTTTTCTTTCAGAAGGATGGCGCAGCCCACGATGGCGCAGCCGGCCAGGTTGCTGGCCTCGGCATTCCCGGGCAGCCCCAGGCGCTTTCCGTCCTCGTTCACCAGCAGCTGCTCCCCGCCGGCCAGGGTTATCATCTCCACGTAACCGCCCACGATTTCCTGGGCCTTGGCCAGGGTCGGGGGCACGTCAGCCACCACCACCAGGGTGGGGATCTTATCGGTTTTCGGCATCATGCTTTCCTTGTTGGGTTTGGACCCCCGGGTGGGGGGCCGGGTGTCTGGATTAGCTCTCCCGCTGAAGGCTCCGGCACTCGGGGCACTTGCAGTCCCACAGCGTGATGCTGTCCCCGTCCGCGATGCACTCGGGGTCCTCTCCCATCACCTCCCGCT